ACGCAGCAGATGGAACGTCAGGCGCTATCGCCTGTTATTTCGCAACGCAACATTGCTACAACAAATGCCCTTCAAACGGGTCTTATGCAATTCAATGCAATGCGCGATGCAAACGGTCAACCTCCAATTTCTATGCAAGAGTTTGCAAAACTTTCTCAATATCAAGGGAACCTTCCTGCAGATGCTCAGTCAGTTACGGGACAAACTGGCGTATTTGGCCAACCCGCGGCCGGAGAAGCCGCGCAAGGGAAAGTTGGTCTCGCACCTGCTCCTACGCTTCAACAAATGCATTCGGGGACCATTATGCGTGATGGTGTAGAGATCCCGCTTGGAAACGATCCTGCTTCTTTGCAATCATTTATCAATAAATATAAAGGTGTTGGACCAGCAGGTTCTCTTATTGATGGGCAGGTGAAAGCCTATGAAGACCGTTTAAAAGAAATTAACGATACCAAATTAACACGCGACGTTAATGGTAACTCTATTCCTGCATTAGGTGTTCTTGCCGCATCGCGTAAGGCTGCTCTAGCTGAAAACGTCACGAAGAATATTCAATCGCAATATAACGATGCTACGGATTTTGAAAAAAGTTATGCGGTTAACAGCAAACTTCTTGATAACATTGCCGAGTATTCACGTTTGGCAAGCATGAACCGTGCAACGCCTGAATTGGCTGAAGCCATTGGCAGATTGAGTTCAATACCGGGTTTTGATAAATATATTACACCAGAAATGGCATCTATTGAACGGGCAAACGACTCTGGAACAAAGAGTGCAGTTATTTCTGCATTGCAAACTCTTTCAGAAAATGCAGGAACGGCTCAAAAGTCAGTTCTTCAAGAAGCATTACACGCCGTTGCAACCCCTAGCATTAATCCGGGTTCACGGCATGATATCGTTGCAAACGCCAAAGCAAAACTTGAACAACAACATGATATTAATCAAGCATGGCTTGCAGAAGGCGTTAAAAACAATGGTCAGTATCCTGAGCCAGTATTATTTACCTCTCAATTCAATAAAACAAACCCATTAGAAAACTATCTTGAAAAAGCCAAAAAAGACATTCCTCCATTCGCTGGCCAAGCACAGTCCGAAGGAAACCGTACTGTTACACGTACAGGCGTGGTTCAAGATGGTCCTAATGCGGGTAAAAAAGCCATTCAGTATTCCGATGGTAGCGTGGAGATTCAATAATGGCTGAGAACATCAAGTGGGATAATGAACCATCGCAACCAGAAGGTGGCAACATTGCTTGGGAACCCGAAGTTGGTGGCCTTGAATCATTTGGTCGAGGCGCTGCACAAGCGTTTGGTCTCGGTTATTCCCCGCAATTGATTGCGGCCGCTAAGACAGGTCATATGCCCGGCAGTACTGAACCGGAATATCTTGTTGAACTTGCCAAACAAAAAGCCGCTACCAACGCAGCATGGGAAAAGCACCCGTATTTATATGGTACAGGAATGGTTGCCTCGGCTATTCCTGCGGCCGTTGGCGCTGTATTAGGCGCTCCTGAAGAAGCTGCCGTTGCAGGCGGATTGGGCGCCGCTGACCTATTGTCTGGTTCAAGTAACATCGCAAGCCTTGGGGGAGCTGGTCTACGTGCCCTCGCTGGTGAAGGTGCGGGAATGGCTCCTAGTGCATTGCGTGGAGTTGCTACAGCCGCAAGTAACCCTGTTGTCCAAGGTGCGATTTATGGTTCCTCTGAAGGCGAAGATTTATCCGACAAATTAAGTGGTGCGGCCGCAGGCGCTATTGGCGCTAAAGTTGCGCCTATGGTACTCGGAGCCGCAGGAAAAACGGTTGGATCATTGGCAGGCAAAGTTGCAGATCCTCTTGTGCATGCTCTTACAGGTGGAGCAGATAGTGCAGCGGTTGCGGGTGGTCTTGCTCATGATATTGGCGTTTCTTTGCCAAGTGCCTCTGTAGGACAAGGCACTATTCCGAACGTCGCATCAAAATTTGACTTTTTCAATCAAGTTCCAAAATCGTCCGCTCGCACTCTTTCTCAATTAGGTGAAAAAGTTTCTGATTTATCGGGTGAATATGATCCTGAAAAAGCGGGTGAAGCAGTGCGTTCAGCTGTTGGCCAATTTTTGCAAGACGATCAAGACCCAATGGGTTTTCGTTCGCAAATGAACGATTTTTATAAACCTGTTTCCAATCTATCTAATTCATCTAAAAAAATGGATATTGCCAATATTCGTGACGCAGTAGATGCGGCGCGCGGATCATCAATTGGAACGGTATCAAACATTGAACCTACGCTTGGAATTGTGTCCAAAGCCCTTTCAAGCGAAGAAGGGCTTACTTTTGATCAAATTCATGCACTGCGCCAAATTATTGATGATCAACGTACCTTTAATCGTATGCCCGGAAGCGCAGGATTAAACGACACTATCCTTGGTCAGTTACGTGCCGCTGCTTCAAAAGATATGGATGCATATGCCCAATCTGTAGGTGGCCCACAGGCGGTTAAGGATCTTGCAACCGCAAATCAAAATGCTCAAAAATTATATAACTTGCGGGATACTATTCTTAAAACAGTCGGAAATCCTAATGCCGGCCCGGGCTTTAAGCCATCGGCAAATATTTACACAAATATTATCTCGGCCGCTTCTGCTAAAAAGCCAAACATAGCAGCTCTTGCTCCATTGCAAAAGGTTGTAAATAATTATGACCCAGATGCATGGAGCCTTATTGGTAAAAATTATACAAATAATCTTGCGCCTAATGGAAATTTCTCGTTTGGAAATTTTAGCAAGTTATATAACGATGCTTTACATCCACAAGGCAAAGACTTGATATTCGGTCAAGTTGGTAACGGCGGCGCTCGAGACACGTTAGAAAAAATTAATTCTCTCGGCCAAGTATCATCTGATGGAACTCCATTAGGGATTAAACTTGATTCTCTCGCTCAAAAAGCAGGTGCTAATATTTCTCCTATTGCATTCCCAGAAACAGCGGTAGCCCTCGGCGAGACTGCATTATTTGGCGGTCTTCCTTTAAGAACAATGACGGCAGCTGGTACTGGTTCTTTAGCAGGGGCCTATGGCGCTCGTAACATTGCGCGACCTGTTTCCCAATACGTGCCATCTACTGGTGCACGTATAGCAGGCGAAACCGCTAAAAGAGCCGCTCCATTAGTAGGCGCACAAATTGCCGCTCCCGCTCTTGGTCCAGCCGTTAAAGGCGCAGGTATTTATGGCGGAGCAAGAGCAATTAACCAGCTTCCACCGAGTGTTTTGGCAGGAATGGGATTGGCAGCTCAAAGATTTTTACCACAAGCTTCTGGCGGCCGCATTGAACGTGCCACAGGTGGATCTGTAAAGAAATCCGCGCAAGTCAAGGCTCAACGCTTGATCGATATGGTCAACAAGATTAAAAAAGAACAAGGCAACGAAACGAAGCCTTTACTCAACTTGGACGACACTACCGTCGCCAAGGCTCTAGCAATAGCCAATAGGGGTATATAATGGAAAACCTTGAACTTGATCTCAAACTAACCGTAGCGCACGTTAACACGGTTCTAAAGCACCTCGGCGCAGGTGTGTACGCAGAAGTAGCGGATCTCATCCAACTGCTTCACGGACAGGCGAAGCCACAGATTGAATCTGCGGCCGCTGCACCTGCGCCTGCCCCTGTTGTGGATGCTGCCCCTGTTGTGGACGCTGCCCCTGCTGCAGAAGAACCTACCGCGCCTACTGAATAAACTTCTGATATGACAATTCGCGGATGACGTAAGCCTGCTGCTTTGACGAGTAGCGGGCTACGTCAAACGCATCAAAGTTGTCGGCCAGCCACATGATCATCATCGCAAAGATCATGCTGTCGCCATAGTAGGCGACCACGTCTTCATTCGGATCAAAGTCCGCCAAACGTTCTCTTATGCGTCCCTCGAAGCGATGCACATTCTCATCGCCAATAAGGTTGTCGAACATCGGCAGGTCGCAGACATATATGATTGAATTGCCGAGCGATGCTAACTCTTCTGGATCAAACCGAAGGTTCGGGTTCGGAACGAATACCCGATTGTACTTTTTCATCTATAAATTCCTGTTCAACTAACCAAAATTTCCATAAAGGCATTTCATTTTTTACATCTTGAAGAAGCTCGACTGCTTCGTTGTACTCCAAGTTCTCATCTATTAACATAGACCCACGGGCCAAGAAACCTCGTTGTTCACCCATGAGACGATAATAAGTCATAACTTATACTTTAAAACCGTATTTGATGTGCGAACCACATGGTTGAACCAATCTTCTAATCTGCTTTTTTCCCTTTGCAGTTTGACGACAGCGTCTAAAGCATTGTCACGTTGCCGCTCGGCCTCTGCAAGGCGTTTACGAAGATCTACGAGATCCGCCAGAGTGACATCGTCAGCGTGGCGGGCGGCTAGAGCGTAAGGCCCCAGCCATCCTTTTTTTGTCATGGTCCTAATATCTCCCATTCAGTAATAGCCGCTACTCCCGAAGCTAAAGCGCCTACTCCCGTAAATAACGAAGCAGCGCCGAACCATATCTCAGTGGATGTCGGTCCAGTAACGCCTTCAAGGACTGATGCACACCAATAACTGACCAATAATAACACACCAGCTACGGAAGCATATACCTTCCATTTCTTCATTGGTTAATTGCCTGTGTTAGATCTAGGCTAACCTGTGGCATGCTAGGGCTTGCATTAGAGCTCGCCAGCTGGGCATAACCGCCGACGTCGTCCCAATGGTCTCTAAAGCCCGCGTCGCCCGTCAGAATGCGTCCCAGCTTCACTGCAATCATCTCGAGCGATTCGCGCTGCATATCGTTAAGGATGTTCCAGTTCTTTCCGCCGCGCATGATGTCTTTTAGCCCTTGGCTCATGGTTGCGTTATCGCGGTAATTGCCATGGGTTTTTTCACGATTATTAACTAACATTATTTTACTCTCCATTTTGTTAAGATCTTCAATTTGTCGACGATCAGCTGCAGCCAATATGCTCGATATTGACGGCGTGACGCCATTTCCGTTTGAAGCCTCTGACGAGCCTCCCGATCCATCTTCACTTGGTGCCATTCCGCTGTCGGGCTCAGTTCTCGCTGGGCGTAAAGCTCCGACAAGATGTCGTACCGCTCCTCCCAATCTCGTATCACTAAACGAAGGCGAAGTTCCTCCTTCTTCGCTCCAGTCAATGGTTGCCTCTCTATCCAATTCCATCTTTCTTCATCCCTTCCTTGAACTTTATAATTTCCTTTTAACTTCGCGTTTTCGACGCGGAGATCTGCATTCTGGCGCACAAGGCGCTCATAATCTAACATGTTAGGCATTTTTCCAATCCTTGGGATTTATAAGACGATATGTGTTTCCTACTTGTCCTACGGCACCTTTCTCATAATAGGATGTAACATCAATGGCGTTGACTTCTTGAAGCTTCCATATTTGAGCTCGTACAGTCCAGCGCCTACTGGTAACTTCATCTGCCATTTCTTCATACGCGCCCGAAAACGATTTATAGCCGTATAGGTCAAAAAGCTTAATCCAAAGAATTTTCGTCGATGAATTAAGCTTCTTGTAATTAACGACCGACATGATGGTCGGTAGGGTCATTCTGTGGATCCTTTCTTTGGTACAACCTTGAGAACCTCGAAACACTTGCCTTCTTTGGTGCATGCCGAGAACAGCTTGAACTGCTCTTCGGTTATGCCGTAGGTGGCAAATAATTTGTCGAAGTCCATTACTGAACGCTGAGACAATGATACCTTAACGTCGTACTGGTCGCCATCGACCAACTCTGTGCCAAGCTCAATGATCTGAGCCTTGAGAACTTTCTTGGCATCTGCGGCAGCTTTTTCTGCGAAGTCTTGGTCGGCGTACTGGTCGGCGAGGGAACGGTTTGACATTTGAAATCTCCATCTACATCTAAAATCTAATCAGCACCGCGCTGATGAACATTGTATAGCGGATAAAATTTTACCCGTCAACTGGCTTTTTAACAACAAGCATAATAATTCTTATTATATACCCAATGATCCCTATAGCCCAAAAAAATGCAATAAATTCAGCTACTTGTCTAACAACCATAATCTTTCAACCTCCTTTTTTACGTGCGGACGAAGCAGCTCAGGCACCTTATTCAAGGCGTCAATTCTATCAATTTTTGCCTTATGACGCATGATTCTTTTTGCTTCTCGGTAAATGTAGAACGTGCAACAGGATTGTATGGATGGATGCTGATCTTCTAACCTCTCTTTACCATTCATTACGGCATCGATCCCCCTGCTAGGTCTCACCGCGTTCGGCCAGATAGTCTGCGAAAGCATCGATAGCTGCGTCTGCCCCGAGCGCGACGCAGACGAATGCGCCTTTTTCTTTCGCGACATGAAGATACTCCTGCTGTCCATCTTGCCATTTAGATTTCGTATGATCTCGACGTTTGATCTCACAAACGAACGAAGGGGACCCCGGTATTATAATATCGGCCGCGCCTTTGGTCATGCCCTCGGCCCGCTCAAACGCCGCCTTCGACCATGTCCGTTGCCCTTCGTTGCGCGGGTGAAGCGCGATTAATCCATACGAATCACCGTACCAAGTTCGCAGCCTCGAGAAGAACGTCACCTGCTCAAGCGTCTCGCTCGGACATTCGCCGCGATACAATTGGTCGCCATAAACTGGAATATCACTGGGGAATTTCATCTGCCCTCCGATTGTAAGCATGAACCTTATAAAACTTTGTATTAGGATCTTTCTGGTACGTGATCGTCTCAGGTGGCTTGCCGCCTAGCCCCAGAAACGCAGCCCTGTCCGTGAAGCCAGACGACCACGTCGGTGCCTTGAACACCCAGAACGCAAACGTCCTGTAAGGCGTTGTCACGTTGATGCGCCAACATTCGCGGCCAGACTGGCTAATCGTACTAGCAACTTCCCAGTTCAGCACCTTATCCGTTTGACGCCTCGTAGGGTCGCCCTTCTTCTCATTAAACGCAGCACGAAGCTTCTCGTTCGGGTCGACGATCTCGCCCTT